CTCTAATTTTTCTTTTAGGCATTACGCTACCTCTCTATTCATTGCTATATCATTTATTCTCTCAGCCAAAACTGCCATGTGACAACCATCACAGCATCTACCATCGGCAAGTGGTTGAGCATTATGCCCACAATTCCAAATAGGATTGCCATCAAAATCTCTTAGTATTTCGATGGGACCATTACATATATCACAGATCAAAATTTCCATTACACTACCTCTTTATATTCATAGTTTGGATAACTTCTTATGCTTGTGTGCTCTTGATAAACTGCTTTACCTTTAGGAGCCTTGCCAAATTTTTTCTTGTAGGCTCTTACAAAAGTTGGCAAATCACAATCTTCTTCAAGATATGCCATATTACCTAGCAAGTAACTGTAGCCAGTAATTTTATCGGCAACCCCCAAATCAATTAAATCTGCCATTGGCACGGCTACCCAACCATGTCCTGGATCTTCATGAAATATGTAAGTTTTGTTTTCCATTACACTACCTCACTTATTGCGATCATTGAAAGACCTACCAGCTGGGGTAGGATGAAAAGTTTGAAGAAACTTACAAACGCTTGAACTTCAGATTTGTATTTCACTTTTTGCTCCTTTTTGTTTTTAATTATTGTTTCCACATATATATTCTACAAAAATATGTAAAGAAGTACAACTATTTACACATCTATTTACACATATTTATACATATTTATAAGTTATTGTTTTATATAAAATTATCATATATAGCCTTATAGCCTTATGTTTATTCTTGCAAATCTGTATAAATTTTATTAAAATATGCGCAAACTTGTATAAAAAAAAGGTGAGCAAATGGAAATGGAAAAGACTGATTCAGTATGGACTGTCAAATATCCAAAAGGTAGAAAGAGCCTTGCTGTCGATTATGACACTTACAATCTATTACAAGAGCTTTGTGAGATAGAGCACAGATCTAAAATAGATCAGTTAAGATTCTTAATTGAAAACAGGCATCAACAGCTATCTGATAAAGTAGCTACAGGATAATTATGTTTAATAAAAAAGAAACCAAGAAACAAACTCCTGTTTCTTATGAGATCACTCACCCCAGTGAAGTGGTAGATTTATTTGGTAAGCTAAACTTGCATCATCAAACTGCATTGCTTCGTTTGATATCCAGAAACTTGGTAGTCACCATAAATGGTGAATCTGCTATGGGGTATGAAATGAATTTTGAAGTGAATGGTGCTTTGATTGAAGCAGATAACTTAGACCAAACTAGCGAGTCCTGATTTTCTCATTGCTAACTCACGATCTTGTGGGTTGGGTAAAACTGTTGGCGATACTGCTGGATTTATTTTTCCTGTATCTGGAAATGCTGGAATATTCATCAAAGATGATGTTGTGTTTGGATTAACATTTTTTATTTGAGAACCAATATTTTCTTTTTCTCGGTTTTCTCTTTCTATAATTTGTTTAGTAACATCTATATTTTTTTGTTTTTCTATTTCCTGTAAATCTTTTTGTAATTCGTTGTATCTTTCTGATGGACTTTCACTTACATAGTCTATAAATTCCTTACCACCTCTGGCAAAACCTTGTGTTAAAAAATAAATTTTAGGGTTTATAGCATCTAAATATTGTCTTAGCTCAACAGCTCTTTTTGGATTTATTAAAGCATCAATCAACACATCTTCGTATGCTTCTTTTTGTGTAGCTATAATATTTTCTGAAATATCATCAAAACCTTTTGTAATTAATCTTGGCACTATGTTGAAAATACCAGCTGTATATTTTTTCAATGCTGTCGTACCTGTAGCACCTTCATCAGCAATTTGTTTCGCTATAGTTTGCAATGTTTGAGTTGGTGATGCACTTCTGGTTGCGATAAATGAAACAGCTTGCATAGTGTCCATAAGATCAACAAAGTTGGTTAATTCATCTGGTTCTAAAATTGCTTCCCAAACTTTTGCTCTTTTACCTCTAGCTATTCTTACAGGATCACCTCGTTGGTATTTTCGTGGATCTTTTATAGTACCTACACCGGGGAAAGCATCAGCCATGTTTCCTCTTATGCCTATCGAATTTAAAAACTTATTTGGCGCACCCAATGGGTTTACTGATCGTGTTACCGCATCATCGAACTGTGTTTGTAACCAAGCAGCTTTAACATTTTGCCATGCTTGAGGATCTTCAGCTTGTATCATTCTTCTAAGATCTGTAATTTCTTTTGGTCTAGCCCTACCAGAAAACATTTTATTTACCAACATGACTGATCTTTCTCCACCAATTTGTGCAGACTTGGCTAATGCATTTATTATGCTTCTTTCCATAAGTTGCAAATGACCTTTACTTGGATCGTAAATTTCAGTTGCTTGTTTATATAATGGGTTTGCTAATTTCAACCTATTAGAAACTTCAGCTTTAATTTGTGATACTTCTCTTTTTAATGCTCTATCACGATTATTTGAAGATAAACCCTCTAACAACCTAGTGAAATTATCAGTCAATCCTTCATGTAATAATTGAGTGGTGTTTCTACCTTGCCCTGTGTTTGCATCTACTAATGCTTTTTCCATTTTTTTGTAAGCAGCTAATTTCTCGTCTGATGTATTAGGATTGTCGATTGTTTTTCTGATTTTGGTTAAAACATCTTCAATGTCTATTTTAAGATCTGGCATATCGAAAGCATCTTGATAAACTTGTTTAGCTCTATCTGCTCTTTTTATCGCTAATCTTTCTAAAACTCTCTCAGCTGCTTTAGCTAAATCACCCTCATCAAAAAGCGCTCCTCTGCCTGATAGAAAAGATTTCAAATCCTCTTTTATTAAGCCTTTGTTTTGATTAGACGAAACTTTGTTTCTTACATACTTACCTGTTTGAAGTTCATCAAAAAATTCATCAGCTACAGAATTAACTTGTTGCGCTCTGTTATGATAAAAATCCCAAAGTTTTTGAGATGATGGTTGTTTGCTCAAATAATATTGAATTTGAGTTGCATTAGAGTTCATAAATTGAGCTTCAGGTCTAGTTAAAGTAATGCCATACCTTTCTTGTGCAAATGCAATTTTAGTGGCAACATCATCTCCACCTTCAGTCAAAATATCTCTTAGTGCTTGCTTGCCAGCTTGTCCAGCAAATCTGTCAGCTAATCCAGAAAAGGTGTCACCAAACGATTTTCTTGGCATACCAAAAGGCAAACTAGCAAATGCTGATGAAATTAAAATGTCTGTGCTTGCTTTTTTGGTGTTCAGCTCAGGTCCATCCAACATTTCTGACAATCCAGCTCTTACACCATACATTACTGTACCACCAACCAAATTAGCAGAACCAGCTGCTGGTATTGAAAACGCTGGTCCTAATGGTGCTGTTGAACCTAATGCTAATGTAGCTGGTACAACCTCACTCGCAAATTGCAAAAAAGGGAAAACATTGCCACCAATGTCATCTGCATCTATTCCAAATCTATATTGAGCAAACTCTTTCTTTGCTTTTTTATTTTCATCGTAGTACGAAATGTCACCATCTTTATCTATAAAATATCTATATATCGCATCTTCCTCATTAGGAAACCTTCTGCTTGCTAACCACGATAATTTAGCTGTTTCATCATTGGTTAAACCAGACAATACTGCATCACCTAAACCTGATCTATCAGGGTTATTTGCACTGCTTACGAATTGAGGATCTACTTTTGCCATAATTTAATTTTAGTCGTCTGGGACATGGTATTCACCATCAAATTCATATATTGGTTTTCCATTTCTGGGATCATCTGGATCATCTGGATTATCAAAAACCTGTCCTGTAGGTTGTGCTCCATCTGGGACACCTTCTATACCTTGTGCTTGATATGAATTTGGACTTCCATAAGTAGAGTGTTTTGCAGAAATTCCTTTATAAACTTCCATTCCTTCTTCTGTAATTTGACTTGCAATTTTATAGGCTTCACTGTTTGGATCCATAGCTTTCAAGTTATCTTCAACAGATAAATTGTCATCATATTTTGCGCCTGTTCCGAAATCAAACAATGGGTTTTTATCATGAAAATCAGCTTTGAAACTTCCTTGTGCAGCCCTTATTTCTGATAAAGATGCACCTTCTTTCATCATATCAGCTCTTACTTTTGCCCAATCACTATTAAACTGTATTGTCCTGTCAGATATCCTGTCATTTAAATCAAGCAATTGTAAAAAACCAGCTTTAGTCGAACCTAAAGTTGGCGATGCTCTAAGGAACATAGCCATTTCTCTATCAGAAATAGAACCTTTGGTTTGACTTATCAAGCCCATAGCAAGACCTGTACCCAATGAGTTTACTGTAATTTGATTTGCCAGCGTGTCCTCATCAATCAATCCATCAAAACCTAATCCCAAAAAAACAGATTTAAGACCAATTGTGTAAAGTTGCAAAGGTCCAAAATCTTCTGCTGATAGCTTGTTTGCAAAAAACCTAGCTGCTTGGTTTTTGTCTTTTACTGCAACTTGCGCATCAGATTCTTCTTGCCACCTGTTTTCTACAGCAGTAATATCTTTAGCTGTCAGCTCGTTTAATTTTTCATATTGTTTTGATTCTCCACCCATATCTACTAAAGGTTGTGTGATTTTAGATGCTTCAAACTTTTCAGGATCACTTATTATTTCTTTAAACAAAGGATCGTTTTTGTCTAAAAGTCTTTCTACAAATTGACCTGTTTTTGGATCTTTGTATCTTATGGATTCTGTTTTTATTTCTTTGTTGGTGTCACCCAAAAGTTTTACAGCCATCTCATCCAAGAATTTCTCAGCAGATCTTGTATCACTCATTGCTAGTTGAGTAGCTTGTTTTGCTATCTCCATTCTTTGTCTTCTTAGGTTTTCTTCTTTTTCTTTTTGTGTTGCACTAACTTTTTGAAAACCAATTCCTAGTCCCCTTGCAAAAGAAGCACCACCTGTATTTGGTGTAGACAAAAGACCAGCACCTAATTGTGATGCAACATCATATATATTTGTACCTGTTTCTTGAGAGCCAAACTTTGCTGTCAACAAATCATCATATTTAGCGTAATTAGTATCAAAATCAGATCTTTGTATATTCCTACTCAGTGCATTATTCATCGCAACTGTAGCTGGATTTTCTAAAGATCTACGCAACAACATAGCTAACTCATTTTGATTGTCATCAGTAAAGGTGACATCTCCACCTCCATCGAAAGCATCAATTTGGTTTGGAATTTGTGATCTACTAATAGACATATTAGGTAGTTCTAGGGTTAAGTAGGTTTCCTATCGCTCCAAATGCGCTCAATCCAGTACCTAAACCAGCCATAATTGGACTTGGGGATGGTGCGTAATTTGTTTGTGTCTGATATGTGCCAGCTGGAGCCATGCTTATAAATGGTGCTAATGCTTGATACTGTGCTAATGGTGCTTGTTGTCTAGCCATTGCATTAGCTCTCATTACATCTGCTTCAGTCTGCGCTTGTGTTTGTTGCAATCCACCAGAACCTAACAATTGATTTATATCAAATGCGCCAGCTCTCTGTTTTGCTCCACCTAATCCAGCAATACCAGAAGCAGCTTGCCTTCTTGCTTCGTTCCTTCTAGCTTGTTCACTCATAGCTAGTGTTGTTGCTCTTTCAAGACCACCAGATCTAATTCCAGCTATCGCTTCTAACAATCCTCTTTCACGACCAGCTGCTTTCTCGCCAGCAAACTTACCAGCTCTTTCGCCAAAAGCAGAAAGACCGCCTGACCTAATCGCACTCGCTGTATCAGATATATCTTCTCTTGCACCATAATCTCTAACATCTTTAATAGCTTGTTGTACCACTTGATCTTCAAATGGATTAAAAAACTGATCAATCTGACTACGATCAAAACCGCCAGTGGTTTGTCTGTATAAATCACTAGCTTCATCCAGTACAGGATCCAACATACCTACATTAGATCTTGCCATCTCCATAGCTTGTTTTTGATCATCAGTTAATCCAGCAACAGTTTGATCGACAACTCTTGGTGTGCCATCTGGGTTAAAAAATGTTCTTTCAGCTGCTCGCATTGCACCCGGTATAAATCCACCTTGCCCATCTAAACCAAATAACATTTGTTTTGTTATTGGATCTAATCCTGAAGATATTGATGATATGCCTGATACATATGGTGCTTGTCCAGCACCAGTATACATAGAAACTGGTGGTTGTTGTGGCATCACAGCTGGAGCTGGAGCTTGTGCAACAGGTGTGGGTGCTGTAGGAGCTTGTGCAACAGGTGTAGGATTGTATGGAGCTACCCTTTGTGGTGTAGCAGAAGCTCTCATAGGTTGCATCTGTGTTTGTGTAGGCATTGCTGGCATCAAGTAATTATATTCACCCATTTGTTGATATCGAGAAGTTGGTCTAAAAAATGTGTCCATCTCGTCAAAACCGCCAACATCACCGCCAGCATCAAATCTAGGTATTAAGTTATCTTGTAATTGTCTCATGCTGGCTCCTGTGATGGCTGTGCTTTACCAGCAAATGCATCCATCATTTTGTACATTAAATTAATACCTCTTTCTCTGTTCTCATCTAATGATGGCACTAAACTGATAATACCGCCAGCACCTTCTTGCATTTCAAAACTTCCAGCACCTCTTACAGCCTGTCCAGTCATTACAAATTCACCATCAGATAACATAGCTGGTATATCGTCACTGGTTTCTGTGCCTTCACCATCTATTCTACCATTCATTCTTTGAAATTCATTCATATCCACATTACCACCTTCAGCATATGCCATTGGTGTTACCATGCCACCGCCATAGTAACCCATACGCTTAACAACATCTGGTGCTACTTTAGATAATGCTTCTAAGCCTTTGTTTGGATATTGTTTTTGTGCAACACCACCTTCATTGGCTTGCATTGGCTGACCGCCACTTAATGTTGGGAATGTACCAGCTGGTAACAAACCAAATTCAACTGGGTTTGGTGCTGGTTGTCCTGTTCTTCTAGCGATTTCAGCTTCTATATTGTATCTTCCTGTAGCATCCATTTGTGTCAATGGTGTCAATGCTACACCTTTATCTTTCTTAGTTTCATCATAAGCAAGTTTAGCTAATGCTCCAGCCAATCCACCAGTAACACCAATCTTGGCTAAATCTCCAAGATTTCCAAATCCACCTATGCCACCTGTAGTTCCTCTAGCACCTGATTGTGGCTGTGATCCTCTTTGTTGACCTGTTCCTGTCTGTGATTGCCCAGACATACCTTTAGCCATATTAGAAATCATTTGATCGTAATTTTCTGCGCCAGCTGGCATTGGTATTCCAACATTTGGTGTAGATTGCATACTTATCTGGTTATTTATCTCTGCAAGCTGATCTTGTAAAGCTCCTCTACCTTTCGATAATTCATTTACTAAAGCTGGATCACCATCTAACTCAGCTTGTGACATCAAGCTATCAAATTTTTTAATACCAGCCATAATACCTTCTTTAGCAGACAAAAATGATGGATCAACTGCCGACAATGGAGCCATGTTTGCTAACGCTGGATTTTGTTTCAATGCATTTTGATAATCTAACATTGCATCTGCTGGTGTATTTGCACCAGCTCTTGGCTGTCCTGACATGGTTGCGCTTTTCATCAAACTAGGAATACCTCTAATAGTATCGATAGGATTCATAACTGCTTTGCCAATACCTGATAATGTTTTACCACCCAAACTGCCTAATCCTTTAAGAAAACTACCATCCCCAGCTGCTTTTATACCAGCAATGTTCTCGCTCAAGGAGCCACCCACAGCAGTAGGTCCAGCCACAGTCAATAAAGCCAATGGATTTGCATCTCCTCTAGCAACATCTCTTACAGTAGATGCTTTTGATATAAGAGCCGCTGGTGCTTGCCAAGGACCGGGTACAAACTGTGCAACCTTAGCTATTGGTGTAACCACCTTCTTCAAGAACTTGCCTACTTTTTTCATGAAACCAAACTGTGGTTGTCCTGTAACTGCATTTAAACTAGGTAATCCGCCAACTGTAGCTTCTTCTATTGGTACTCCATATTGTTGGAATTTAGATTCAAGATATGACTCGAACTGTGGATCATCTTCTATCATCCTAGGATCGATGATAACTTCACCCGGTTTCACATGAGCAATTTCAGTATCATCACCTTCACCTTCCATTCTTATTCTTTCTGATAGCTCGAACAATGGTGCTTTACTTTTCTCAGATAGCTCTCGTATTTTCTTCAAAGCCATTTCTTTTTCTTCAGGTGTGAATGTCTCACCAGATTCCATTTGCGCTTGCTCTAACAATTGCATCTCAGCATTAGAAATAGCACCTTTGGTTTGTCCAGCACCTAATTTTTGTAACATATCCTCTGTAAATGGCTCTCCAGATGACATAAAAGGCTGTGGTTTGGCTAAATCTCTAGGATCTACCATCTTTTGTGATCCATAAAATGGCAGATTTTTTTCAACCAGTTCCATTTCTCTATTAGAAATAGCACCTTTGGTTGGAGATACAGCATCACCCATGAAATTAGAAATTCTTTGTTCTAGTAGTTCATCCATCTTATTAACCTATTGTTACTGATACGCTACCTAATGATGTTGTTAAACCAAAACCTGATGGATAAGTTTGTTGACCATAAAGATTTCTCATCCTTGTCCCATCAAAAGCCTGATGTATTCTTTCTGTAGTGTTAAATATAATACTTCCTGTTGCAAACTGCAATTCAGAAATCTCTGTAGCGTTGAAACTAGGTGTTTGATCTGGATCTACTGCACTAAGGTTTATTTCTAATATTCTAACCAAACGATTGAATAACTCAGGTGTTATCTCTACACCTTGAGCCAATGGCAAGTTGGTTTGTAGAAGTTTACTCATGATCTCCTACCAGAAGGCTGTATATCGAACCTTGTAGATCCTAGTCTCCATTTGAAATCTTTGCGATCACTTAAATTGTTGTCATCATCAGATTCAACTCTCATTACAAACTGCCTACCTCTTGCTCTGACAAAACTTTGTTCTGTTGTAGATTTCACTTGACTTGTGCTGTTAGTGGATAGTGTGTTGCCATTCGTATCTCTTTTTTTCAAAACTATGTTTACAGCACCATCTGGTGACGATCCTGTATCATTAATAAATTTAACATCTGGTAAAATTCTTTTTATAAAAGCTAATCTTTCGCCATCGCTTATATCAAAGTCTCCAGATTCAATAAAAACATTATCCATTGGACTATCATCATCATTAAAACCACTTTCATGGTTATATAAAAAGTATGATGAGCTACTGATACCTACTGCTTGCGGAAAGTTTCTAACCCCAGAATCAATCCATGCATACCTGACAATACTTCCTATAGACCATAAATTTTCTTCATAATTGTAAATTGCGTATCTGGATATCTCTCTTGTATCATCTGCTATCGATGGGTAGAAAAACCAAACTTCACTGAATTTAGCGTTATGCCCTACATGACATTTAAACGCTTGCTCTAAATCCACATCACCAAAAACATAGTCTTGCACTGATGATGTTAGTTTTTTGACTGTACCGCTGTAGTAATAAAATCCATTCTTTGACATAAAGTAAACACCGCTTGGTGTATTAACAGCTGCCTTGGGACCTATCAGACCAGCACCTTCGTTAATGAGGTTTACTGCAAATGTAAGTGGTGGTCCTATAAATTGCATAGAATAAATACTCAAATCAGTCCAAATAAGTATTTCTTGTCTTGCTTTCAAACCACCAATAATTGATGAACCGCTAGATAATCTAAGTGATCCAGCTGTGTTTGTGCTCAATGCTTCCCATTCTGTAGCTGATTCTTGATCGCTAAAAGCTATTAACATGGGATCGATTGCTCCAGTTCTTGATCCACCAGATAATGGATCTGCGCCCAAAACAATAACATGCCTGTCTGTTTCTGATATTAAGGTTTGTAACCCAACAGTTGGAGCTTTATTTGCGCCTGACAACGATGTTATATTCACTGCTCTGGTCGATAACCCATTATCTTCTTCCCAATAGAAAATACCACCACCTCTAGGGTTCATTACAAGATCCTCTCCGAAGTTATCATGTGTCCACAAACGCAACTGGTTGGTAAAACTTAATGCAGATACAGATCCAAAAGTAAAGAAACCCCATGCATTGATACCCCATCCAGTGCCCTGTACATAAAAGTCAGATCCTACATTAATTTGATATGCGCCATCTACACCAGATCCACCATTGCCTGAGTCACTTGAGTTAGCTGTGACTGTCGATCCACCTGTGTCTACAGCAGTAAATGTATAAGTATTTGAATTTGGTACGCTAGTTATTTCGTATTCTTGATTTAAAACATCGGCAGTAATATTGCCACCAAGGGTTACAGCTCCAGATATTGTTACGAAATCGCCCTGAATAGCACCATGGTTAGAGTCTGTAGCAGTGATAGTTGAACTGCCATTAGTAGCTGAGAAGGTAATACCATTTGTAGTGGTTGCTCGTATGGGAGTTATATCGTTAAATGATCCACCAGTTTCTATGTAATACTTAACAGTAGAACCAACACCCAAAAGCCTTGTACCAGCTAGTGTTATCCAAGCATGTAAAGCTCTGGGCAAGCCAGTAATTGTATTAGATGTGCTTTTAACCCAGCCACCTATCTTCTCGACACGACTTTTTCTGAATCTTACAAAGTTACCATCTACCCAACCACCTTCGTTTGCGTAGTCAGTTTCCTCTTTGTTGATACCAGGTTTAAAATCAATTTTACTTAATGGCATAGTAAACTCCTATAGTGAAAAGTTTACCACGAATTAAGCTAATCTTATAATAGCACCTGTAGCAGTCGCACTAGGGAACACTACTGTAAAATCACCCGCCGTACTGGTTTTATCGCCGCCAAAGTCTATCGCACAAATAGCTTTGTTACTGTTGGTTGAGTTGTAAATTAAGCAACCTCTAGCTGTAACTGTAGCTGTTGAAAAAGTTAAATCCGCAAAATCGACAACTGCTGTGCTACCAGAAAGAGCTGGAGTTACATTAGTCAAATTAGATCCGCCAGCGGAATAATTAGTTCCTGATGATTCTTGACTTGTTGAATAAGCAGTAGTTCCAGCACCCATAGTTGCGCTACTTGTAAAAAGAGCCAACTTGATTGTGTCTGCGCCATTAGTAAGGTTGTGCCCTTCTACAAGAACTTCTTGCTTGAATGAGTTTGCTATCGCACTCGTAATAGCCATGTTTATACCCTCTATTTCAATTGTTTAATAATATCTGCCATGTCTTTGTGCCCTTGTGAATCAAGCAACCCTCTGATGGTTACTCGATCACTGTCAATTGCACTTCTTAGACCATTTAATACTACAGTATAAACATGATTTTGAAAAGCATGTGCTTGTTGCCTTACATGCTCAGGTGCGTCATTACTGATATCACAAATTTTCTTTGTAATTTGCTCTGCCCAAAACTCTGGTGGATGCCCTCTATTTTCTGAGGTCTGCACCATAACTTGTCCTAGTTGTATGAATCCCTCACTCATCCTTTGTATGGCTCTGGTGGTTTGATTTCTGTTACTAAATGCATATTGTTCTCTTTTAATAATTTTTCTATTTCATTACTTGGAGCTATGATCCAAGAATCTTTATGTGGTACAGCTACTAATGGGTTTTCTAGCCTATGATAACCATACAGTCTTTCTTCAGCTGGTACATCTGCATCTAATACTGTAGATCTGGGTGATACACCAACTGTAATCCCATTTTCCATCAACTTGCATAACCAAAATTCAACACAAGCTCTGCCAGCTTCAGCAAAATGTAGATCATGCCTATAACTAAAATCTATACCAAAAAGATCTATGGCTCCAACTTTATTGTATAAAGCAAAAGCTAATGCATAAGCCACTGTGTTATTCATGTATGCGCATTTTGTAGCGTTACATACTTCTTGTAATGGGTACTCAACTATACTGGGAACTCTATCATCCAGTTCACATGAATATATTGGGACTTCTAGTTTTGGTAATACTTTCCTCATGATAGCTGTTTGCTTGCCAGCATCATCTGAATCTAAAAAACGAGAAGCTGGATCCATCATAAAAACTCTATCGCAATTTAAAACACCAGCAACAGAATTTATACCCCAAGTTTCATCCCACTCTTTGGAGTTTTCCATGCTAATTACATAATCGATTTGTGATATGCCCAAACCAAGCAAGGCAACACGCTTGCCTTCTAAAGACTCTATTCTCTCCATTTTTTTGTCCTATCTATTTTTTTATGTCACTCTGCGCCTTAAAGAATCATACCTATATTCATCTCTTGTGTCACGACCTTCAGCGATATTTTTAATCCTTGATACGGCTTCTTTAAATCTGTTTTCAAACATTTGTACTGTCTGTGTATCTTCTTTCAAAAACATTGCACCCTCACACAACGCACCATATAACAATGCATCTGGATAGTCAGTGGATAAAACTGTCGTTCCGCTGTCGCTACCAGCAGTCAAACTAGCTGGTTTATGCAAATAATGTAACTCAAAAGTGTAAACCGCATCTGGCACTGGTGCTAGTGAGAAAGACTCTTGACTAAAAATCGAATAATATTTCGGTTTTCCTGTTGATGTTGTGGTGGGACTGTACTCTCTTAAAAAACTTGGATGTTTCAAATCTAGGTAGTCATATGTGTTGCTTTGTACTATAGCTAAACTCATGGGAGCAAGGAAATCAGTAGGAACCGCTAAAAATCGATTGCTTGCAGATCCAGTTGCTTGCACATTCTTTCTTTGATCTGTGATTTCAACTAAGTTCAATATTCTATCTTCTGACTCTTTTATAAAATTATTGAGATTGTTGTTGAATGTTGTCTCGCTAGACTCCAAATAATCACCTATCGCTGTTTTTAATGTGCTTAATGTCCAACTCATGTCGTTATTGTAACCTCGCCTACGCTGAATGTGGTTTCAAATGTAGTAAGTTCTTTACCTAGCTTTCCTAGTCCTACATTAGTATATACCACAAAAAAATTATTATCATCACTGGTATCTGGTCTTGAATCAGGTAAAGCCTGTTCTTCGATAGGTACAGGTCTAGGGTTTAATTGGGGATGTTTAGGTTCAAACATATCAGGTCCTACCATCAAACCATTCCATGTTTTCCTCATGTCTCTTAGGTTATACCTAAAACCAGATATATCACAAATACCATAAGCAGATCTTTTGTTTGAATATCTAGCCATTACGACCTGTCATAGCTTCGCAGATCAGGTCTTACCCTGAAACTAGCTCTCTCCTCGTCTTGGTTCATGGCGCGTAGGAATTCTTCTTCATAAAGCTGTTTCAGCACACCTGTTCTATCTGGTGCTCTTTTCAAAGACATGTAATAAGCCAAACCAGCAGCTAAACAAGGATAAAACCTGTATGGCATTTGCATTGTGTTTGCACCAGCATCAGCATCATCCATTCTAGTCAATACATTCATGTGCAATGTATATGTACTGGATTTGTCTGGTGCTGGGTAAACTGAAACTGTTGGTGTCAGTTGTTTATCAACAAAAAATTGATTTGGTCTGGATGTAGTGCTTTTTTTCGATAATGCAGAATATTGTGATCTGCTTATCCTTGTCATAGGTGTATCTGTGTTCTCATTGTTTACAGTTTCCCTAATAAAAGCATCTAAAACATCTATTGGTGCTGTAGCGTTAGTGCTATCAATGTTGTAAGAAATAGTGTCTTTTACCATAGCAACAGTTTTCGTTGCGACAGTCCATTGATTTAAGCCACGATTCGCCCACTCAGCCAACATGAGATTTAAACTTCTTTGTGCTGATTTCAAATCGTAACCAGTTCTAAGCTCAATACCGCATCGCTCAAACGCTTCTTCGATAAATTCACCTACATCTGGCTCAAAATTTTTACTATTTGATAGTGCCAATTTTAATATTTCTTAATTAATTCAAGAATGACCATGTAGCTATCGCCACTTGAGTGTCCTGTAGTAGTGAAGTCAATGTCACCTGTCTTACCAGAACCAGCATTATTAGGAATTGCAGTAAAATTATCGTAATATTCATCACCTGTAGAATCAGCTGGCAATCCTATTGCCAATACATTTGTTGATGCATCAAACTCTAATTTTACTGACATTCCAACTGTAGCCCAATATATTCTTTGAATATGAACTTCAGTGCACTCTTTTCCAGCTGAGTTACTTGCTAAGGCTGAAACATCCACTTTCTTGACAGCAGACTCACCAGTGCCATCGCTGACATTGGTAAATTTTAAGACAGCTGTTCTTTCACCATCTTGTATGGTTTGTGTTGTTACTGTATCTGCCATTAGTTACTCCTTAATATACTGAGTATTCTATTTCAAGTGTAGCTCTGAACGCAGTCAACGCTGTATCACATGCATCTCCAGCGCACATGTAAAGATTGTTACTCGCAATTGCAGCACTAATATTTGGTTCAAATACATGAAAGTTTCCAGCTGTATCATCAAGATTGATATCAACTTCTGTTACTGAGTCAGTAGCAGAAATTCTTGGATTGAATGATGCAACACCAGCTCCTACAATTTCTGTACCAGAAGATACCGCTGTGTTGGTAGCTGTTCCTGATGTAGCACTTAATTGTAAGTTTGCTAATGAGTTGGCATCACTAGCGGCAGCTGTTGTTATACCTAAAACTACTTTATGTATAAAAAACTTAGTTGCTGTAACAAGATCATCAGGATGATCTGAGTTTAACTGTCCAAGCTCAACCAGAACATCGTTATCTGCATATGTCACAGAAGCTGCATTTGTACCAGCAAGAGAAACCGCAAAAGTTTGTATTTTCCTAGTTCCTAAAGATATAAGCTGTCCAGTAGAGTTTACTGAGAAACCTGTCTCTGTAACTGCACCTGTACCACTAGCTTCGTTAATTACATTAAAACCGCCCTTTGATCGGACTGGTCCACTAAAAGTTGAATTTGCCATTTTTATACTCCTATATGAGAATAAAGTCTTATCGTCTTGGCTTGTCAGCTAGGTCTGTCGATAAGACAAAAAATTACCCTAGTCAATATATCATACTGCAAGACTAGGGTAATT